GTGGCAGACCTGGACCTGAACATTGACTTCATCCCGGTTGTCTACTTCCCGAACTTTGATCCCGGACAATACAACTGGTCGCACAGTTGCTTGGGTCCGGTCATGCAGATCCTTGATGACTTGCAGGCAACCGACACTGATCTACAGGCTGCCGGGGCTGTAGCCGGTACTCCTCCGATCGCCGTCTCTGGGGCGCAGTTCGGCGATGGTGATATCGGGACCTACGGCCCCGGCAGTTTGTATCAGCTCGGCGACGGAACGATGGCCACCATCGATACCAGTAGCGGTCTACGTGCCCTTGCCGATTACAAGAACGAACTGCTTGAGCGGCTGAGCATCAACAGCAAAGTTCCAGAGTCAATGCTTGGTCGGGTCAAGCCCAGCGATGTTCCAAGTGGCATTGCTCTGTGGCTGAGCTTCGCACCGCACAGCGGCATGATCACAGAGATGCGCCGCATCCGCAGTGTGAAGTATGCGCTACTGCTCAAGATGGTTCTGCGAATGTACGCAAACGAAGACCCCAGCGTCAACAGCGATGTCATGGCCACGGTCAACTTCGGCAGCTACCTGCCAGCCGACCGCATGGAAACCATCAAGATGGTGGTCGAGGCTATGAATGCCAAGCTCAACCCGATGTCGCTTGAGACGGCAGTTTCCATGCTGCACGAAGCTGGTGTTCCAGTTGATGATGTGCAGGCTGAGATCCGTAGGATTGAGAAGCGTCAGTACGACGACGCTCTTACGCTCATCCAAACCACCGGAGACATCAACGCTGGTAGGCGTCTACTTGGCTACGAAGATCAGGCAACTCAGGAGCTTGTGGGCACTCAGCCCGAGGCCCCAGAAGAGGACACTGATCTATTTATCTAGATGATGCTTGCATCTTCTAGTTGACTTCGTGTTATCCTGCTGCTACCGGGGACTTCCCGGATCACCCCGTAATGGGGACGAGATTAGAAAGCAGGAAGCCAATGGCAGAAGAGATTGAAAGTAACGACGACGCCGAGTCAACCCTAGAGGACTCAACTGGCAAGTCGTTCACTCAGGAAGATCTCAACCGAGTGGGTACTAAAGAACGCCGTCAAGGGAAAGCCGCCGGTCAGCGTGAGCTGCTGGAGTCCCTAGGCGTTGAGTCCGCTGAAGATCTCCAAGCCATCGTCGAGGCTCGCCGAGAACAGGAAGAAGCTGACAAGAGCGAGTTGACCAGGGCGCAAGAGGGTGCAGCAAAGGCTGAGGCTAATGCCAATGCAGCAGTTCGAGAGGCAGCAGCGGCTCGCCATGAGGCGAACGTGATGATGGCCCTCCTCCAAGCCGGGTCCGGCACCGAACATGTGATGGATCTAATTCCGATGGTGAAGGCTGATGTGGGTGCCAACACCGAAGAGTTGGGTGAAGCCATTGCAACTATGAAAGAGAAGTTTCCTGCTCTGTTCGAACAGTCGGGTGGCACCGACCAAGCGGACGGCGATACCGGTGGTAATCCGGATAGCGAAACTGGCAAGGGACCGAAGAAGAAGACGACCGGCCAGAGCCCTCAGGACCGGGCTCGCGAACGGCTGCGTCAACGTCATCCTCAGATGTTCCAAGACCAGGCATCCTGATCCATTAGGCCCCTACTGTAAGGAGTAGAAACATGGGCTTCAACCCCTCCATCCGGACTGAGCTTACGGTCGTCGATGACGATCGGAAGTGGTGCCGGACCACTAAGGGATGGAACACCACTCAGACCATCACGCTTGACATGTCGACCTTCACTGGCACCATCTTCGCCGATGGCGCTGGTCCGGTCGAGGGTCGCGTGCTGCACAGCGGTGTTCCGCTCGGTCGCATTACTGCGTCCGGCAAGTACGGTCCGTACGACAACAACCAGACCGACGGCACCGAGGTGCTCGCCGGTTACCTGTTCAGCGCTGTCGAATCCGACAACGATACCTTTACCAGCGGTACTGACATGGCTGCCACCCTCCTTTGGGAAGGCGAAGTCATCCAGGACCGTACCCCGGTTCACGGTCTCGGCGTTGACAACGACCCCGGCTTCCTCGACGATACCACTCGGGACGCCCATACCAGTATCCGTTTCGTGCAGTCCTCTGATCTTGATGAGCAGGGTGACTCGGGCCTCGGCTACGCGGTCTGATAGGAAGGAAGTGAACAATGGCTGGTGAACAGCTTGTCTGGGATCTTGTTGATCCCGTCGAACTCATCACCTACGTTCGTGAGTACGCCAACGAGCTGACGCGCACTGATGCGCAGCTCTCCCCGTACTTCACCTGGCTCCCGCCAGTGACCACGGACGAGATTGAGTTCCGAATCCGTAAGGGCGATCTTCTTGATGTGGATGCCGCTGTCTACCGTGCGTGGGACACTCCTGCTCCCATGACCGGTCGTCAGGGTACGACCCGCATCGAGGGTGAGCTTGGGCCGATCAGCCGTCAGATCCCTCTGACGGAGGAAGAGCACATCCGCAAGCGGATTCTTGACACCGGTAACGACGACCCGTTGATCAACCAGATCTACGCGGACGCTGAGCGCATGGTTCGCTCGGTCTACGTCCGTCTTGCTCTGGGCATCGGCGAATTGATGGACAGCGGCTCGCTGACCATCAACGAGAACGGTCTGTCCCTTACCGCTGACTTTGGTCGTAAGGCCGGTAGCTCGAAGACTCGTGCTACCGTCTGGACCGACGCAGCAGCCCCGGCCCTCAGCGAGCTTTTGCAGTGGGTCGAGGACTACGACGATGAGAACGGTGAGGAGCCTGGCGCTATCATCATCAACCGTTCCATTCGTAACGCACTGATGACCAACACTGAGTTCCTCAACTACGCAGCGGCCAACGGCACCACGCCGAGCCGACTGAACATTGCTGAGCTCAATGGCGTGATGGCAGACAACGATCTGCCCCCGCTGGTCATGCTTGACAGCAAGGTGCGTGTGAACGGCTCGCAGGTTCGTATCCTGCCGAAGAACAAGCTGTTCTTCGCGCCGCCGTCGTACACCCAGCTCGGTGAGACCCGCATGGGTGTCACCGCCGAGGCGATGCTCGCCAGCGACCTCGGCATCGTGGACAGCGCTGATGCCGCAGGCGTCGTGGCTGCCACGCTTCAGAACACCCACCCGGTGCAGACTTCGGTCTTGGGCACGGCTGTCGGCCTGCCCATCATGCCGAACCCGGACATGGTGTTTGACTGCACGGTGCTGTAGTCACAGATGATAGGGTGGGGGAGCGTTCATTCGTGGGCGCTTCCCCACCCTAAACTGATCTCCAGGAGTAATTAACATGGCTTACGTGGTAGAGCGAGAGTTCAACCTTCCGGACTCGGCTTCCATTTGGAAGGTTCGCAAGGTTGTAGCTGGAACCGTTCTCACTGAAAGCGAATACCAGTCCCTTGACGCAGTCCACCAGGCGTGCGTCCAAGATACTGAGGCTGGCTTCAAGTCTCCGGCTGGTGACAGTCTTGTTACTGTTCACGAAGAGGAGCATGGCCGAAAGGCACTCGAAGACATGACCGTCTCCCAACTGCGTGCCCTGGTTGAGGCGCACGAAGTTGAAGTTGATGGCAAGAACAAGCAGTCAATCGTAGATGCACTGCGTGCCGCAGGTATCGAAGGCTGACCTCAACCCTGAGGGGGCGCAATGGCAACCATTACAGCAGGTGAAGAAGCCGTCCTCCGATCCTTCGTTGGTGACGAGGTTCTGCTTTCAGATCTTCAGTCTCGGTACGACCGCCTCGAGGACTTTGACGAAGTAGTCCTCGAGGTGCTGCGCCACCAACTGTCTGAGTTCGTTTCCGACGGCTCGGCAGTCATCGTCATTGATGGCATCACCATCAACAACACGGAGAACATCCGTGCTCTACGGCAGCAGATCAAGGACTTCGAGAGCAACGGTGGGACCGGTCTTGAAGAGCCAACTACTCTCGGCGCACAGGTCCGGAGGATCACACGACCGACGCTGAGGTAGCGCATGGCATACCCCGAAGAGTCTGAGGGAGAGATCTTCACCCGAGGCATCCGTCGCCGGTTCTACCAGATCGATGCGTTCTCAGAGTTTGAGATGTCACGGATGGTATCTGTCCGTGGCAAGAACCGTAACTGGGCCACGACGCAGGGTCGGTTGATTAGATCTATCAACGGCACCCAGGCAGACATTGATCTGTTCATTGACAGAGACCTAGAAGATATCTTCAGGGCCGGTATGCTTTCCGGCGCTGACGACAACGCTTACGTTCTCACTGCTGCTGACAAAGCTGCACTCCGCAGAAGGCGAAACCGTGTCCGCACGACAATGGAGAACGCGAAGACAGAAGCGCGCCGTAACATTCGTGGTTCCTGGCGTAAGAACAAAGAGTACGCGACTCAGTTCCCAGAGAAGAGCAGGAACAAGCGTGCGCTTGCTGTCGTTTACAAAGATGGCCGCAGGCAGCCATACGGCAAATACATGGACTCAGTCGTGCGGACTGAAGCCCAGTCCAGCTACAACTTGGGAGTCATCCGTGGTGCCCAGACCAAAGGCGTTGGTGCATTCGAAGTTGTAGATGGGCCGGGGTGTGGTCTGACCAGTCACGATGACGGTGACATTGCCAACGGTCAGATCCTCAATGCAGACGACTGCAAGCGCTACCTAGTGGCACACCCGAACTGCACCCGCACGTTCATTCCTCGCCCTGATCTTCCTGCCCCAGACAACCGCTCTAGCAGGCTGCAAGCCATTCGTGACCGTCTTCAGAGCGAGCTGTCTGCTGCTCAGGCCCGAGACATTGCGCAGATCAACACAAACCAAATCCTGCTTGACCTGGCTCTTGACGCTGACTTCCGCAGGTTTGTGTTCAATGGTGCTCGGCAAGGCGTCAAGACTTTGTCTGACATGCAGAATCGCATTGACGACTACCTACTGCGCCGCACTCTAGCCGAGGTGCCCCTCACCGAAGACGAGCTGTTTGACATTGCGTCGGCTCAGATCGACGAGTTCCTCGAAAGTGGTGAGATGTCAGCCATGGACGATTGGCTGCGTTTCATCTTGTCTGGTGGCGAGGATATGAACGCACGCCAGTTGCAGAAGGTAGCCGGTGACTTTGACTACTTGCGTGAGATCAGTATCCGTGCTGACCTCACGCACAGAGAACTGAACATCTTGAACTCAATCGAGCAGGAGTACGGCAGTCACATCCTGCAACAGTTGAACGCAATCCAACCGCCAGGTTCTCGAGATGACTTGCGTGAAGCATACGAAAGATTCCTTGAGCGCTACTTGCCAAACGCCAACCCTGGTGGCAACACTCAGAGGATCGCCAGTCGTGCTCGCGGTCGCATAGCCACAAGGTTCTTGCGTGACGTTGTTCAGGAGAACACTACCAACAAGCTGGCTCGGGAGATCAACGAGAGACTGGCAGACCTAGCAGACGCAGCCGACAATGTTCAGGCTTTCATCAACGCTAGGGGCATCGTCTCGAGGGGTGAGGTTAGCTTCCCAAGGCTGGGTCGCTACCTAAACCGTGCCGACTTGTTCGGCGCTCGCTATACGTGGACTACTCGCGTTATCAGGGCAGAGTCCACCATCGTCAACAAGTGGCGGCACCTAGACCGTGGCAATTTGATTGCAGAAGTCCTTGCCCGTGGTGG